TGTATATGTGGCTTCGCTGTAGGAGCCAACGCCTCATCATGAATGTTCATCGGCTGTACTCTCCAAGCATATATGCCGGCTGGCTGTACCTCCCATATTTTAACTTCTAGTTTCTTTGTTAATGTTGCACCAGTAGACTGGATTACATGGTTAGCGGCGGCTCTCATGTTAGCCGCCTGCTGAGCAAATGCAGCAGCAAACAGTGCTGAACGTGTAGCGCCACAAGCTGTCTGCTTCCTGTCTCTCCTTACAACCTTGAATGAAATCTGTTTCCAATGCTTAGGTGGACTCTCTGCAAGCTCAAATAGTGCTTTGCAAATCTGATTCTCAAGTGTGAAGTACCGTCTGAAACCGTACAATGACTCAATATAATCAGAAGGCTCATGCCATTCAACACGACTTCCTATACCGCCTGGCTGTCGCATTGAGCAGAACATATCAAATATCTTACGTCGTTCTCTACCCCACACTTGGAAATCTCTACAGAAGTTAGCATAGGCACGGTCTGCAACATCTGCCGAAACTCCAACTCGTGTCTGCAAAGTATAGCCTTCACCGCCATACAGCATAGCAAATACGCCATTCTTTGAGCGGGAGTATTTATCCTGCTCATTGGGAAGACCCTTAGTCGCAAGTATTTCTTCGTAGGACATTGGTGGAAAGAGATAAGTCCCAAAGATGCCATGAATCTTTTTACCTGTCTGCAACATCTCATGTAATCTTGGATCTTGGTAGACGGCATCGGCGATTGTAACCTCTTGACCATCAAAGTCACCGCCGCACAATACAAGTCCTCCATCAGCAAGCGGAAAGCAGACTCGCGTATCAGTGGCTCGTCTAATCCCTTGAGGATTGAGGCCATCGGAACCTGACATCCTTGTAGAGAGTGTACCGATAACATTGAACGATGCGTGGAATCTTCCTGCCAGTATGAGCTTATCGTACAGTTCGACTTCTTTACAGGCATGGCGATAGTCGAGTATTTCACGTGCCCTCTGTGCGGCAGGGTGAGGTTCTTCAGTATCAATGAGTCCATCATTGCACTTATCGCATGATTCGCCCAAACACTCGGGACATACGTCTTGCTGCCTCCACTTTGAGATTTCTTCAAGTATGACTCCTTTCGTCGTCATCTTACCATTTACGTTCATGACAAGTAGTTCTGTCTCACTCATCGTCTCACGTAGGTACTTACGACAAACTTGTGTTGAACCAAAGTTGTGAGGTGACTCTTTTACCTTAGTCTCAGCAGACTTCTTCAGTTCCATTAACTGAGGCACATCAATTTTATATCCACGCCAACGGACAGCACCAACCATGCAAGCCAGTACCGAATCTTCATCATCGACGGGCGGCCTACCGAAGTAGTTATAAAGGTCTCTCGTATAGATTACGTCATCTGCCGCATAGCCTCTAGCCAATTTGTTATAAGCCCAATGATTATAATGCTGTTTAGCATATTCCGGCCACTTACCATACCAGTTATCCGGCCCAGGCTGTCTGAGAAACTTAATACCTTGTGTCGTTTTATGGTAGTATGGGGCAGTAGCATACGGTGCATAGCCTAACTCTACTGGCATGAATTCTTTTGGTACTTCAACATCTGCAAAGAGTTTAATCGCCTCAGGCTCCACGCCTAAGGCATCTCCCGCCAAGGCTTTGAGAGCAGATGATGGCGCAAACTTCAATACAACATCTTTGAAGTCAGGGATTATATCTCCCATATCATCATGGATGTCATAGACCTGCCATCTCTTAGTCCGGTCAGCTTTTCTTGCAAAGTAGACATCCTTGAGAGGGATTCTAGCATCCAACTCAGCCGCTAATGCTGAGGCTAGGGCCGTAGGCACACGCTTAATCCTAATATCATCCCTGTTCATTGTTGACTGATACTCAGTCTTACGAGCATGGAGCATCAGATCAATAGTGTGTTGAGGCTTACAACAAGGACCGAAACGACCATCGGCTTCCTTCATTGCATATTCCTCTACACAATCCTCAAGATCCTTGGTCTGATCTGACATCAATAACAATGTCGTATACATCTGACAAATATGGAACCAGTCAAATGCCGCATTGAACATACAGATTCCTTCTTCATCGTAACAGAATTCTTCTATAAGTTCAATAGTCTCGCTAATAGGGTTCTTCCACGGCGAGTACAATATAACGTCACCATCATCATAAGCATACTGCACTAAGGCTATAGGCCCGTGCAAGCCGATGGTTTCTGTATCTAAATATATCATCCTCTTTCAACCTTTGAGAATAGTCTTTTTACTCTTGAGAGCTTACTACCACAGTAAGAGCAAGCTAATCTATGTTCTCCTATAAAATAACCTATAGTATAGGATAATAGACACAATAAGAGTATGTATATAAGATATATCATTTAATCCTCTTTGAAGTCAGCCGGAATATCCCAAAAGATACCATTCTCATCTGCAATCTGTTTGAGCTTCTTATAAAACTCACCATCAGTTACAGTACCCACTGCCCAACTCAAGGCCATTGCCATTGTCTTATGCTCAGGATAAGAGGCAAACTCATCATACAAGACATCAATCATGTCGTAGACCTCGCGCTTTCCACGAATCTTCTTAGTCTTGCTAGTCCTGGGTGTGTAATCACGGTCCTTGATACCTTTAATCTTATCGTCCTTCATACGCTTAGCGGCATCAAAAACAGACTGCTTTTTGAAACCGGTCGCACGATAGATCGAATATAGATTACGGATCTGGGATTGAGTGAGAGTTCCAGCGATCAGATCAGGATACAGTTCTTCAGGAAGATCAAGAATCATATAACGAACTTGAACCCAACCACGGGACTTTCGTAACTGGGTAGCTGTATCATGTTCAGTGAGGCCAAGTACCTTGAGTCGTTTGAGAGCATTTGCCTCTTGAACAATGTTCAGATCTTCACGCTGGATATTCTCAGCAAGATTAAATAAACGGCGTTCAATCTCAGTCATAGGCTGATTAACAACACAAAGTATATTTTCAGCCTTATTAACCCTATGTGCCATGTACCGTCTGAATCCAGCAATAAGCATATAGGGACGATCACTGCGCGGATCATCATTCGGGATTACAGATACAGGCTGTATCAGACCACGTTCCTTGATATCCTTGGCTAAGTCTACAACGTCCATCGGAGAAAACTTACCACGACAGTTCATTTCCTCGTCAGCAAATATGTCCGTTAACGGTATTCTTTGTATTCTAGGATCGCTCATGACTTTCCTCTTTCTCAGCTTCTTCTATAGCGTCGGCTAATTCGCCCATTGAAATACTTTGAAGCTTTTTCTTTTGTTTCAGATTTTCTAATATAACTCGATCACTCGATAGATGAATCAGATCAATGATTCGTGCTCCTTTGTTTGTGTCCATTCCCATACGATGAATACGATCTTCGGATTGCATCCTTGCTTCACCGTTGAACACGTTAGAATAATAAACAGCAGTCGGACTGGCTGTCAGTGTTAAAGCCATACCACCAGCTTGTGGATGACCAACAAAACATAACTTAGGGTAATCATCAAAGAGTTGTTGTCTATTAGGATGCGAACGATCCATCGCACTCAGTAATTCATTAGGATCTAAATTCTCACCTAAAGCAGATTTGCCAATATAACCCCTCCCGTCTACACGAAGTGTAGCCCAACCGTATCTATGGCAAAGTTGTTCTAATCGATCTATAGTCCCTGTAAATCCACCCCATACGACGAGGCGACCTGCATCCTCATGGTCCTCAAGAATCTCAATCAAAGCAGTATCTTTCGGGGATTCTTCTAATCCATCAGTAGTACGTACCATGTGTGGTACTTCGCCACTGCCTCCGCACTTATCACAGATGACTGTTTCTTCAGTAAAGTTCTCAGGTTTTACTTCGAGCGGAGCAAGCGTGTCAATTGCTTCCATCGGGACTTTAATGGTAATCTCCTTAGAACCCTTACATTTCGGGCAAGTCTCCTCACCCTCTCCCACAAAGTCGTACTGGAATCCATCGCTGAGTTCTCGCAAGAGTGTGAGGGCTGTGATTGCTCGACTTGAACGGGCTTTAATGATTTTTGCCGCACGTAAGATTTCCACCGTCGGCTTAACTCGGATGATTTCATACTGCTTGTCGGGAAGGTCGAGACAGTCCTTTTTGAACTTAACAAGAACGAGTCCAAGCATCCGTTTGTAGAGGTATTCGATTTCATTCGTCGAACGGCAGTAAGGGTGATATCCTTGGTTGATGAATTGCAAGTTTTGTTCTTCGCCATTATCTATCGCTAGGTTCCTAATCTGATCTTCAGACAATGTAGATTCATTGTCATGTGTAAATTTTACGATAGCTTTTGTGAGTGCTGTCTCACCTATTGTTTCTTCAGCCATATCGGTTAAGAACAAATTATGATTATTGTGTTCGGGCTGTTGTCCACAGACCTTACACTTACTCTCATCATCAAGCCATGCAACTACATGGGGAAACCTGCCTCCAGCAAGTGACTCCCTTTCCTCTATGATACACAGTCTCCTCTTGAACTTATGTATTGTACCCTCCCTCAAAAATCCTGGGCAAGCTACTTCACATTGGTGCCACCAGTCTACCGGAGACTTCGGCGCGGGAGTACCGGACATGAGTATGACATAGCCATTCTCACCCCAGTGCTCCCGCACCGCATCTGCGAGGTACATGGAAGCTTTTGAACGTTGTGCTGTAGGTGTCTTAATCTTAGAGCACTCATCGAAAATCACTACTTGTGGTGGCGCTTCATCAACAGGAAGCTCTTGCATCTTACGCACTAATGATTCATATGTAATCATCTCTTGCGGCCAGAAGTTAGCATTCCATTTAATCAGTTCACGCTCTACCGCTTTGATACCTGATTTCGGACCAACGTACCAAACCTTAGCATCTTTATTGACATGGCCTTTAATCCACTCTACAACCTCGATTGCAGACAAAGTTTTACCGGTACCCATCTCACATGCAAAGATACAATAGTGACGTGTGAGTGCATGACGTACCATCTCAATCTGGTGGTCATATAATGGTCTCTTTGGCGGCTCAAACTCAACCAGATGAGCATCAAATGCATCATATGGACTAGGTACACTTGGGTCCATATGATCCAACTGGAATCTATTACGATTATCCAGCGGTATTGACCATAGTTTTCTTGGATTATCCTCATCGTAACCATGCCAACGAGCACCACCCATATTCCGTACTTCTTCGACCAATGCCTTGTTGTACGGGAACTTCAAATAAACACGCTTGCCATCTTCATCAGCAGGAATAAAAGTTACCTTAATAATATAGCGACCAGCTTTAAGTTTTCTTACATAGGGTTTCATCGAGCAGATACCAATATAAAGGTTTTGTCATTGAGGTCTTTTTTCTTATACTCAGACCAAAGGTCTTTGAATCCTAAGTTTTCAAAGTGATTAAGAATACGACAAGCAGTTGCCCTACATTCAAACCTTGCAGACTCTTTCGTATACTTGTGAATAAATCTTAACCACTGTTCCATGTTTCCAGTGTAGATAGCGAGACAATCACTCTTACGTGGGTTAATCAGTTGATAGTGAATGTCAATATCACCACAGAAAATCGTTATTAGCTCTAAGTCGATTACAGTAATGAAACTGAAATGATAGTGCTTGAAAGAGCCATCCCAAAATCCATCGCGCAGATGCTTACGTGGCTGATTATCAAAACCAAGACAAGCCAAGTAAGCCTCAAGCCCCTTGACATCTATGCCCTCTGCATCTAATCCCCTTGTTGGGCTAGTACCCAGTACTTCTTGACAGGTCTTTACAAATGTTTTCCAGTCAACCTGTGTTCTTGCTAACGGTATAATATCGTGCATGATAACCTTAATAAGAGTGGCGGGTGACTACTCTAGGGGTGGATGGGAAGCCCCGAGCCACCCGCCACTTAATCTATTCAGTTGTTTGCCAACGGGCACAACGGTGATCTACTCCATCAAGAAATTCCAAAATCACTTTCTTGACATCCGGCGGGATCGCCGTACTCACTGTGCTCTTTGGAATAAACGCAAGAATCTGATTACCAAGATCGCTGTAATAACCGAAATGCTTTTGGACTACCTTCTGCAATCCTTCTGATGTCAGGTCGCCCTGAAGTGCTTTACGCACAGCATCGGATGCCAGTTTGATATCCTCAATCTTCGCATAATCTTCTTCAACAGCGATCACTGTTGCAATTCCACCGCCACTATTAGCTGCTTCCAGCTTAAAGTTCATGGACTTCGTAGTATTGCAACCGACCATCAGAATCAGGATTAACGGTAATAAGTACTTCACCTTCTCTCCTTGAATGTTTGAGGCCCGAACCCTGGGCCATCAGGCCCAGGGACGGGTTGCCCCAAATAGGTTTGGAGGATCTATCGGGCGCGATCACTGGTTTCATCGCCTTCCGCGGCGACTTCTACCTCGCTCTCAGGTGGATTGTTGAACTTCTCCACCTCTGCCCTCATATCTTCAGTGTCCGGCATATCAAAAGGTGTCGAGCACTTCTTGATTTCCGGTGCATACCATTCATACTTGGGTGTTTGGATGAACTTTGCTTGGAGAGTCCCTGCATTGTGCATGAGAGCCTTCACGTTTGGCGACTCGCGCCGTGCGCTCTTGGAACCCATGAAAAACAGTGCAAACGACTTGCGAACAGGGATGTACATGAGGAACTCAGGCCCATAGAGACAACCGGAATCCTTCACATCAGACTGTTCCACAATCTTTTGGAACTCATCTGTTTTCGGCTTGAAACACGCAATGACGGTTTCATCCGTAATTTGGATGGCTTTCGGCCTCCAAGCTACAATCAGAACATCGACCTCTGCGCCGAGATCATCGTAGTTGCTGTCTTTCACCAGCGCGAAGTGGTTGATTGGAAACTCACCACTCTTACACTTCTTAGAACTCGACGTGAGAAGCTGGAGGCGTGGCAGATACTTACCGGATGCTGCGACTTCATTGAAATCATCATCCGAATACTTCTGTACGTCGCCGCCCAAGTCTTCCGGCTTAATGAGGGCTTCTTGTTCTTCGCTCATTGTTTACTCGCTTTGCGTTTAGTGATTAGTGCTTTGCGTTTAATGATTAATGACTGGCTTGCCCTACCAGTCCCAGGCCCTGACATACCATTAATGTCCACAATCCTAATCATAAGGCTTACTTGCCTTCGGCGCGAGCGGCCAGAGCAGCTTCAGCTTCGGCGGCAGCCTTGGCGGCTTCTTCCATTTTAGCTTTGGCTTTTTCTTGGTCTTTCTTCGCCTTTTCGGCAGCCTTCTTAGCCTTCTCGTCCTCACGGGCCTTCTTGGTGGCCTCGTACTTGGCTTCCTGACTGGCGACGGATTCGGGGTCCATGTGGAGAACCCACTTAATCGCCATCTGGAATCCTTCTTCAGCCGACTTCAGACTGTGCTTCTTGACGAGAGCCTTGCAAACGTTGCCGCTTGTCAGTTCGTCTTTGACGTCCTTGGACTTCTGAAAGTGCGGAGTGGGGACGAAACCAGCTTCGCCAGCGTCTTTACCAGCGCGACGGGCTTCCTTGATTTCCTTGACACGCGACTGGACGGCAGGGATGAACTCATCCGGATTCTGCGTCATTGCGCGGTCGAGGAACTGGGCCTGCTCCTCAACGGGCAGCTTGGCGAGAGCATACGCGTTGGAGAGACAGATTTTGCCGCCATCGACGAGCTTGAGGATGTCCTCGTTCTCAATCTTGGTCAGACTGAGACGCTGTTGGATGAAGGCCGGAGAGACACCGAGCTTCTGCGCAAGCTGAGCTTCGGTCATCAACGGATTCATGGACAGAATCCGTTTGAGCTGCTTGGTGTAGGAACTCGGGGTCGTCTTGATCTTGTGCAGGTTACCAATAATCTGAGCTTCGAGTACTTCGCCGTCATCCATCGTGAAGATTTGGACGGGAATCTTTTCGAGGCCAGCATCCTTGGCAGCTGTGTAGCGATGCAGTCCGTCGATGAGTTCGAAGAATTCCGACCCATCTTCTTCATCCGTCTTGCGACGTACGTTCGGGGCATTCAGAATCCCCTTCTGGCGAATAGATTCCACCAGTTCCAAATACTTTTCGGACGTGCGGTTAACAGTCCGAAGCGCCACCGGATTCTCACGAATCTGCCCGATCGGAACTTTTGCGAGTTCCGATTCCGGTGTGGTGACTTCTACGGGTTGGTCGCTCATGGCGATCCTCCAATGTTGTTGATTCAGAATCCTAACTGTTACTTTCGCTCTTTGGCCGCTCGTGATTACTGAATCAGGGGTTTGAGTGATAATCAAATCCCGAACGGGCATCTCTACTCGTCGGGTCACGTTGGAACCTACGCTCAAAAAGTATACTTGTCCAGTCTATTTTCAGAAAAAAGTCTATAAGTCTTTATATAGTTATAATGACGCGCACGTATAGCAATTTCCATGCCAACTATTTTCTAATATATCCTTTATGTATTATTTCACTATCAAAAACAAAATCATATATAAAGGTTATATCAGAAAACAGTAAATTAGTAAGAAACTGGACAAAAATACATTTTGAGCGTAAGTTATATTGTAGGAATATGTTCCTCACGACAGATTTGATTATAGCCAGTTGATTTCATAATCCAATCATAATCTTTTAACTAGGAAGTAAAATCAAGGATGCCATCAAAGACAGTAGCTATTAAAACATTCCTATCTAATGTGACACATAAGGATTTGGCTGATCTATATAACTATAGTATGGAAGTTCAAATCAATGTTGCTCAAGATGGTGGTGAGCGGATTACAGGTGAGTATCAAGGCCGCAAGTGGCTAGGATGGTCTGATGGACTTACAACTTGGAAGCCATTTAGAGTACCATTCAAAGCCAATACAGATCCTTATTATGATGATTCTATGATGAAGTACGATTTAGCCGAGCACGCTGAGGCTATTGGTATGACTGGTTGGGACTGGGAAAATCGTTGTAGTAAATGGGTAGCATTTGACTTCGACGCTATAATCGGTCACGAGTCAGGATTATCGAATCAGGAACTGCAAGATGTAAAAGACGCGGCATTCAAAATACCATGGATTACGATTCGGAAATCCACTTCAGGTACAGGCTTACATCTATATGTGTACATTGATGATTATGCGACCAATAATCATAATGAGCACGCCGCTCTCGCCCGCGCTATACTCGGTGTAATGTCTGCAATCACAGGATATGATTTCCATTCTAAAGTAGACGTATGCGGTGGTAATATGTGGGTGTGGCATCGTAAGATGCGTGGCACAGATGGATTATCCCTCATTAAAGAAGGCATCAGAATTCCCGATGATCTTATCCCTCCCAATTGGAAAGATCATGTAAAAGTGATTACTGGTAGACGTCGTAAGAATCTGCCACAGAAAATTGAGGAAGTTGGTCGCGATGATGTCTTTGAGGAACTTACTGGTCAACGCCAGTATGTTGAACTTGACGAAGATCATAAAGCATTAATTGATTATCTCCAAGAGCAAGATGCTTTTTGGTGGTGGGATCAAGACCATCATATGCTTGTGACACATACATTATGGCTGAAGCGCGCACATGAAACATTAGATATGCGTGGCATATTTGAGACAGCCAGTAGAGGCAATAACATGAATGAACAAAATTGCTTCTGCTTTCCCATGCGTAGGGGCGCATGGACAGTACGTAGATTCACCCCAGGCGTGAACGAACACCCATCATGGAATCAAGACGGTGCTGGTTGGACAAGATGTTACCTTAATCGTGTTCCCGATCTCAAGACTGCTTGTAGAGCATTTGGCGGTCTAGAAGATTCCAAGGGTCGCTTTCAATTTCAAGAAGCAGAAGTAGCAATTAAAGCACTTGAACTCATAGGTGTCTCTGCTAACATCCACCAGAAATTACTTTATCGTAAAGCTACCGTACATCAGCATAGGGATGGTAGAATCATTGTTACCACAAAACGTGAAGCACAGGATTCTTCTGACGATATGCCTGGGTGGTTGGCTGAGAAAGATAAAGAATGGATGCGTATTTTTAATGCACAGAATACACAAACCAGTAATGAACCTGAGATCGGTAACTACGATGATATTGTCAGGCACTTAATCACAAACTCTGGCGAAGATTCCGGATGGATGATTCGATCAGATGGAGAGTGGTGCCTCGAGCCTCTAAATCACGTGAAGGCCGCACTCGGTGCCTTAGGGTTCTCGTCTAAGGAGATCACGGGTGTAGTTGGTTCATCTGTTATGAAGCGTTGGCGTTTGGTGAATAAACCGTTTCAGGGTGAGTACCCAGGTAATCGTGAGTGGAATCGGAATGCCGCACAATTACGGTACGTTCCATTGCAATCCATGGAGGGGCTTCAGTACCCACACTGGCAAAAGATATTGGATCATTGTGGCCGTGGGCTTGATGAAACGATTAAAGAAAACGGTTGGGCCAAGGCTAACGGCATCATGAAGGGCGGCGATTATCTCAAGTGCTGGATTGCTTCAGTATTCCAGCACCCAACGGAGCCGCTCCCGTATTTGTTTTTCTACTCGCAAGAACAAGATACGGGTAAATCAATCTTCCATGAATCATTATCGTTATTAATCACAAAAGGTTATCAACGAGCAGACATCGCACTCAGTGAGTCAACTGATTTCAATGGTGAGCTTGAAGGTGCTATCATATGTGTTGTGGAAGAAACTGACCTAGCACATAACAAGAAAGCATTGAACCGGATTAAAGACTGGGTTACTTCTAAGCAGTTGAATATCCGTCACCTGTACCGCACACCATATCATGTTACGAATACAACACACTGGGTACAATGTGCCAATGACCATCAAGCATGTCCGATATTCCCAGGCGATACTAGAATCACGATGTGTCATGTACAGCCCTTGGAACCTTTCCAAATGATTCCAAAGAAAAAGATGATGATGCAGTTAGAGAAGGAAGCACAACACTTCATCACTGCGATTATGCATCTTGATTTACCTGAGCCAATTGATCGTCTGAACATACCTGTAATCAATACTGACGATAAAAAGTTAGTTGAGCAGATGAACCAGACGGCCTTACAGCAATTCGTACAAGATAAATGCGTCTATGTTGAAGGTAGTATGATTAAGTTCAGTGAGTTCTATATGCAATTCGAGGAATGGCTATCTGCCGACGAGATAAAATTCTGGACGAAGAATCGTGTGGGTCGGGAATTCCCACCCCAGTTTCCTAAGGCTCGGAGGCGGAAAGACGGTCAATTCTATATGGGCAATATCGCTTGGAGAAATCCGAAAGGAACCTATGAATCAGGTACCAAGCTGATTGTACGCAATGGTTATCTTGAGCCTGCCAATGATTAAAGAAATACTAAGTAAATTAACCGATGAAGAACGCGCGCAACTAATGCATGCGTTTGAGAATGGTTTTGACCAGTACATTAAGCTAGATGATAATAAGTTCATCGGTGTTAATGTCATGGGTATTTTGCATCTAAAGATTATAGAGGTCGCCGGCGATTGGGCATATGGCGAAATAC